AGGATGAGTTTATAGTTGAAACATTTGTTGCTACAGATAGCAGTAATATGTTATATGTAAACTACATGCCGGATGTGCAACCCGGCACAATAGACGACGGTAGCACAGCATACACTGAGTGGTTTAGAAGCACTATTCCGGATAACTTTGGACAGTGCAACGAAGTTGAAGTGTTTGTTGCAGGCTATAGACTCAAGAAGAAACCTTATAAATTACACGATATTACCATAGATCCAAGCTCGTTGGGTGATGTTGATCACGAAGCAGAGTTCAGTGTTGACGGCACCAGCTCTTCGATTCGATTGACAACACCACCGCCAGATGATACTAAGATTGTAGTAATTAAAAAGATAGGAAAAATGTGGAACGACCTTGATACAAGTTTAGTTGATAGCACCAACAATATCGCTAATTTTATAAAGGCAGCGCCAGGTGTTTGGCCACTATAAATACATTAATATGAGAGCAAAGTATGTTTAGCAGAGATTTTTCAGGATTAAACATTGAGGGGCATATAAAAATATGGAACCCTCAAACCAATGAAATTTTCATTAACAAGCGTAATGCAATACACTATGAAAATATGAGTATTGCATTAGCGGACAGTATTGGAAATTCTGGGCAAGGATTTATCTACGAAATGGCCTTCGGAAACGGAGGAACCAGTGTAGATCCCACAGGTATTATAACATATCTTACGCCTAACAGTGTGGGAACAAATGCTACCCTTTATAATCAGACCTATACCAAAGTAGTTGATGATAGAGCAGTGGCCAATGTTGACCCTACACGAAATAAGATAGAAACAAGACACGTTACTGGAACCAATTATACTGATGTGTTTATTACTTGTTTGTTAGACTACGGCGAGCCTAACGGCCAAGATGCTATGGATACTAGCAGCGGTGCCGATGGCACGTATGTTTTTGACGAGCTTGGACTAAAAAGTTATAGTGCCACGGGTAATAGTAAATTATTGACCCATGTAATTTTTCACCCAGTTCAAAAGTCTTTAAACAGATTAATTCAAATCGATTACACAGTAAGAATTCAAAGTCTTACAGGTTTAACTGAGGTAGCCTAATGAGTTATACTATAAAATATACAGAAACTGGCAACGTTCAAAAACCTGATATAACAGTTGAAGATCAAACTCTTAATCAACAATTACCTGTAACCTTTGTAGGTAAAAATTATGTTGGTTATGCACAGATCATTGCTGAAAATTTCCTACACCTTTTAGAAAACTTTGCTAAAAATACAGCTCCAACTAATCCTGTTGAAGGACAGTTATGGTATGACAACAGCGCCAGTGTTAATCAATTAAAAGTATACGACGGAACAACATGGGCTCCTGCTGGCAGTATTAAAAAGTCTAACTCTGCTCCTGCTGTGGCCAACAGCAACTTAGGTGACTTGTGGGCTGATACAGATAATCAACAACTTTATTTGTTTACAGGCAGTAACTGGGTGCTAGTTGGACCACAATTTAGCAGTGGATTAAGAACTGGTTCAGAAGTTGAAACGGTAGTTGATACTAACAACGTTAGTCACAATGTTTTAAATCTATTTGTAAGTGATGAAAAAGTTGGAATCATCAGTAAAGATACATTTATCCCCAAAGCAACCATTGCTGGTTTTACAGAAATTAAACAAGGTTTTAATTTATCAATAAAAGATTTTAACAGCAACAGTGAAGCCAACAAGTTCTGGGGAACCAGTGAAAAAGCAGATGCATTAGTAATTGGTAATAATGCGGTAGCAGCTTCCAATTTTTTAAGAAGCGATACAACCAGCACAACAAATTTTCAATTCAACGTTCGTAACCCTAGTGGTATCACAGTTGGATCTTCGGGCGAACTAAGTGTTACAGTTGATAGCAACATTCCCACATTTAATAATAAAACTAACGGTTCAGCGTTTGACTTTAAAACAGTTAACAACGGTATAACTTCTACAGTTATGCGTATTGACAGTTCTTTGGCAGTTGGTATCAACAATACAGCTCCTGCAGAAGCATTAGATGTTAATGGTAATATTAAATCAAACGGTAGTTTAATAATTACAGGAACTACAGATTCAACTAGTTTAGTTACAGGCAGTATCAAAACTGCCGGCGGCGTTGCAATTACAAAAAATTTAAGAGTAGGCGGCAGTTTTACAGTAACTGGAACTAGTAATACATATGCAATTATACCTGATGCAGATGGCACATATGATCTAGGCACTGATCCGTTAACAATAGGTGGCAAAGCCTGGCGTAGAATTTACGGAGATCAAATACTTGCACAAGAATTTGTAGGTAATGTAACTGGTAGTGTTACTGGAAACGTTACAGGCTCTGCAAGTAAATTATCAAGCCCGACTGTGTTTTCGTTAACTGGCGAAGTTTCTAGTAATTCAGTTAGTTTTGACGGCCAAAGCGGTTCGGGATTAGCAACATTTACTACAACAATTTCTCAAGACTTTGTAACAAATAGAACAGCAGTAACAACTAGTCAAGACAACGATGAATTTTTAATTAATCGTCCAGGTAGTGGCCTTAGAAAAATTACCAAAACTACACTATTAACCAATGTTGCAACAATGCCAATTGGTTCTATAATGGCGTTTGGCAGTGCAACTCCTCCAAATGGTTACTTGCTATGCGATGGTAGCGAGATTAGGATAGGCGATTATCCTGAGTTATTTGCAATTATTGGCTATAATTTTAAAGCAACCTCTTTGCTAATAGGTAGTTCAACTTTTGCACTGCCTGATTTAAGAGGTCGTTTTGCTCTAGGTAAAGATGATATGGATAATGGGAATACTGTGCCAAGCATTGCAGACCCTACAATATTAGTTGATGCCGGCGGCGGCAATGCTGACAGAGTTACAGATGTGGCCGCTGACACATTAGGATCAGGCTCGGGGGCAGCTGAAAAATCGTTGGCATTGACAAACATTCCAGATCACGAGCACGATTTACGAGCAAATGCTGGAACACAGTTCTATGCATTTAGAAACTCAAGCACTGTTATTCCGGATACAAACTTTATTGCAGGATTAGGTCCTAGCGCAGCTGGCACCGGACAATATCTTCCTACCAGTGGCGGCATTGATACATCTGGAACATTAGGAGTAGCGTTTAGTATAATGAACCCTTACATGACAGTCAGCTATATTATCTATACTGGTAGACAATAAAATGACGTATAATATAAACAAAACAGATGGCACACTATTAGCACAAGTTGCTGATTCTGCAATTGACCAAACATCTACTGATATTACTTTAATTGGTAAAAACGTCAGCGGATATGGTGAATATATAAATGAAAATTTTATAAAAATTCTTGAAAATTTTGCCAGCTCCACGCAACCTAATAATCCTACAACAGGACAAATATGGTATGATACTGTAGGTGGTAGACTTAAAGTTTACAATGGCACAGGATTTGGGGTAGGAAGTGGCCCAATTGTGTCAGGATCTCAACCTATAAGTTTTGTTGAAGGCGACTTTTGGATTGACAGTATAAACAAACAACTGTATTTCTACGACGGCACCGATTTAACATTAGCTGGTCCAGTATACAAAGACACCCAAGGCAAGAGTGGATTCGAAGTTGTAACAATCGTTGACACAGTTCTCATAGAACACACTGTGGTTAAGTTATGGGTAGGTGCAAGTCTATTGGGTATTTTCTCCAAAGATATCACTTTTACTCCATTGAATCCCATTGCTGGTTTTTCTGGAACTATGCGTCGAGGCTTTAACCCCGGAACGTTAACCGGGCAGAAATTTTACATCACAGCCAGTGCTGCCGATGCTGTAGTTTCACCTAGTGGTGCTTTGAAAACTACCAGTAGTTTCATGCTTACTGAAGAAAATACCAGCACAGTGGGCACTGTTACAATTCAAAATTCAACACCGTTGATACTTGGACCTAATCAGAACAACGAAATTAGAACCAGTTTAACGCTGATAGAACATATTAGTAATAATACTGGCCAGGACTTTAAGATTAGAACAAAGACTGGTGCAGGTTTAGAAGATGCGTTTACTATTCGTGCTACGGATAGACGTGTTGGTATTTTTAAAGCTAATCCATTGGCAACATTAGATGTCGATGGCGACATGTATATCAGTGGTAGTTTAACAGTTAAGGGTGCAACTACTACAATTGAAACTACTAATTTAACTGTTGAAGATAGAGTTATTACTTTAGCAAAATCTAGTGATAGCACAGCCAGTGAAGACTATGCTGATGGTGGCGGATTTATTGTCACAGGCTCTCCGACAAATCATTCAATGTTGTGGGAAAAAGACAATGCTGGCAACGGCGGTCAATTTACAGTCAGTGATAACCTAAATTTATCACTTGGTAAAGAATTTAGAATTGACGGACAACTAGTTTTAAGCACTACTAGTTTGGGTGCAACTATTACCAGTGCTCCTGGTATTACCAGTTTTGGTCCACAGACTCAGCTAACAGTTGATAATATTCTTGTAGATGGCAATACTATTTCTACTACAAATCTTAATGGTAATCTAACCTTGTCGCCCAACGGATCGGGCGTTGTGGATGTAGCTAACAGCAAAATTTCTAATGTTTCTACTCCTGTGGCAAGTGGTGATGCTGCTAGTAAAGGGTATGTCGACACTTTTGTAAAAAGTAGAACAATCAGCGCCACTATTGACTGTAGTGATTTTACTGTAGGTAATATTGATTCAAAAGTAGCTATTATCTTAACAGAGTTATACCCGCCGG